TAGATTCATTTGAATCATTCTATGATTTCTATCCATCTATGTATCTTAATATGAGAAAAAGATTCTTGTCAATAGATCCATCAAATACTGGAGAAACATATGTACATAATATTGGTAAGAGAAATACATTTTATAATATAGACTACCCATCATCAGTTACATTTAGAGTTAATGATAATTCAGATCTTGTTAAAACATTTGATAACTTTATTATTAACACAGAAGTAATTCTAAATAATATCCAACTAGCAGAAACTATAACTCAATTAGGTATAGTAAATGACTATCAAATATTTAATCAACAAGATGCTAACTTTACACAAAAGATTAGAAGCTGGAGAAAGCAGATACCAAGAGATGAAACTAATCCTAATTTAAATATTAAACCTAGAATTGCAGATAAGTATATAGATGTTACATTCACACATGATCCTTCAAATCTTGATAAAACATTTAGACTACATGATGTAATAACTGAGTATTCAATGAGAAGTAAAATATTACCTAGATAATTATGGCTGAAAAAAACTCGCTTTGGCGCAACATTAGAAACAAAGCTGCAAAGAACAAAAGAACTGGTGCTACACCTAAAAAGCCTAGTGCAGAAATGCTTAGGCAAGAAAGAAAAATTAAAGCTAAGCAGTATGCTGAAGGTGGTTATATGTATGCTGATGGTGGTAAATATCTAACAGCTGATGGTATAGCACATAGAGTGTACAGAAATGTTGATGGTGATATAATGGTTAATCATCCTAAAAATGATTATGGTAAATGGGATACAATTAATCTTACAGATAAATCAGATGCTAATACTATAGCTGAAGGAGTAAGATCAGTTAGAAAGTGGCATAGAGAAAATCCTTCCCATGCTCAAGGAGGATACATGTATAATAATGGTGGGTTTATAGGTGAAGATGGTGATGGTAAACGTAAGCCTACATATTTGTCTCCTGCAGAATTAGGTCGTAGACAAATAATGCAATCTAGTACTACATCTACTAATGTTCCTAATATTGTTAGAATGCGGAGAGATCCAATGGATAGACCAGAAATTTATGCAGAACAGGCAAGTAGACCTGCTATTCCAAAAACAGCAATGTCTTATAATGACAATAGAGCATTTTATGATAGTCATGCTGTTATACCTGGTGAAAAAACTGAAAATGATCCAAGGTATAATGATTGGGTTAAAAAAAATATATATGAAGGAAAAATAGCATATGATCCAACAACTGGAATATCATATATGCTAAATGAAAAAATTGATATTCCAGAAGGTAGAGCTGAAACAGCAACTAAAGAGTATGCTCTAAAATCAATTCCTGAAAGATTTAGAACAAATAAAGATGCTAGAAGAAATGCAGTAATGAGTTCAATGATAGATATGGGAGATAATCCTTTATTCTATGCACCAGGTGTTGTTGCTGCTTTACCTTTTGTTGGTCCAGCTGCTACAACTGCTGCTGCTACTATGAGTAGTCCATTTACTGTTGGTGCTACAACTATACCTTGGTTAACTGGAAATAGTATGTTAGGTTTAGCAGGAGGATTACAAGGAGCTAATATGTTAGGATCAGATATAAATAGTGGATACTATGCATCAAATGCACCTTTAGATGAAAAAATTGCAAGGGGTCTAGAAACAGGGCTTTTTATGGGAACTTCTCCAGGTATGTTACCAGCTGTTGGTACAGGATTAAAAGGATTAAATCAAGTAAGTAAAAATATTGCAAATACACCAAAACTTTCTTTAGCATTCCAATCTCCTGCAGAAAGATTAGTAAATCCAGAAGCGTATAAAGTTTTAACAGGAAGATCTTCAGGAATAAGAGGTAACATTTTAGAAGGTTATTATAATCTTAAACAAAAAAATATATTAAAAGCTCAAAATAAATTAAATAATAAAGTTTTTGATGCAAGAAGATCAAACCAAGATGATTTAGCAGAATCCTTTATAGAAAAAAGAGATGTTCTAAATAATGATTATGATAAAATTCAAAAAACAATAAATGATTGGAGATTAAAATATTCAGGATTACCAATAACTCCTACTAATATGGGGGGAGGTCAAGGATCAATATTTAAAAATAACTTAAATCAAAATGAATTAATTAAAGTAGGTTCTTATTTTGGAAATGAACAATCTTTAAATAACTTAGTAGAGTTAGGAAAAACTTATAATAATCCTAATGTAGCTGCAGCATTTCCTACTAAAGCTATTCCATTTACTAAAACAGTTGAATCAAATGGACTTGTTGGTCAAAATATAAATGCAGCTCAATTTATGCCAAAATTAGATTACAATAGTGGTCTTTATTCAGCAAGTGAAATTATGACCCCTGAACAAATTAAATTTCATTTAAATAATCTTAATGAATTAGGACTTGGAATTGATTATACTGGTTCTGCTGGTAATATTGGACGTGTAGGAGATAAACTAGGATTAGTGGATTTGACTTATGTAGGTCCTGCTGGTAAAAGAACTACTAATTATTTTGATAGAGAAGGTCTTTTTAATCCTACATTTAGAAATCAAGAAGTACTTGGTAGATTCAAATATGATATTGATGATTGGTCAAAAGCTAGTCAACCACAACAATTAGCAACTGGTGCACTAGATCCTGTATATCCTGAAACAGCTTTGTTGCCAGCAAATTTACCTATTAAAGCTACAAGCACATTAGGTAAAATAGGGGTAGGTCTTTTAGAAACTGCTGTAGACAATCCTGGATTTGGGCTTGGTAGTATGATTAAAAATTCTTCTGCAAAAAAGATTTTAAAGGCACAAAAAGATAAAATATTAAAAGTTGCAAAAGATGCTAAAACAGCAGTAGATGAATTTGTTGTAACACCTATTCAATTCAGAAAAGAAATTGCTGAATTAAAACAATTAAAAAATGATTATTCTAGTATCTTTAATACAGAAGAAGGTAAAAAAAGATTAGGCTTATTAGGTATAGATCCTAGTAAAATATCAGATTATAATTTAAAATTTAAACCTAGTGCAGGATCATATTATGCTACAGGTTTTGATGATTTTATTAATGAAATGAATATTGATTTTAGACAAGTACAACAGCTAAAAAAGAAAGGTTACATGCTATCTCCTAAATCAATATTTGAACACGAGATGGGGCATTTATTACAAAAAGAATCATATAAACAAAAAGGTATACTTAAAGATTTAGATATATATAATAAAGATTTAATTGAGCATGATAAGATTAGAGATAGGATATTAAATAATCCCTATTTGACTAGTATACAAAAATCACTTAAATTACAGATACATAAAGCTAATGCACCTGTAAAACCATTTATAACAACTAAACCAACATTAATTGATAAAGGAGCAAAGCAGTTAACTAGAAACAATAGTGTAATAGATGATCAAAAAATAGCTGCATCTAATCTTCTAGGTAGTAATATATTAAGCTTTCCTGAAAAGTCATATTCATATTTTAATCATGGTAGTGATGTAGAAAGATTTGCTCATTTAAGAGAAATGAGACAAAATATGATAGAAAGTGGTGTTATTAAAAACATGTATGATCCTATAACAAATGAAGACTTACTTAAATTTGTTACTAATAATCCTGGTGATAGAGTATCTAGTTTTGTAGACGCATCTCCTAATAATATAGAATGGTTAAAAACTTTACTAAATAGTATGCCAGCAGCAGTTCCAGCTGTAGGAATTGGTGTAGGAATTGGTGTAGGAGCATTACAACAAGATTCTCAACCACAGCAGCAAGCTCAAGGTGGATACATTAATCCATATATGTACTATTCAGGTGGTCCAATGGAATATGGTAGAGGTGGTAATTTCTTAAAACATTTAGGAGCAGGTGCATATTCAGTAGGTGAAGGTATATTAGATACTGTAACTGGAGGTGCTACTGACCAATTAACAGATAAAGGTTTTGAGTATTTAACTAAAGTAGGTAATAAAAACATGGATCTTAGTGATCCTAGAACTGCTAAATTCCACAACACACAACAACAAATTAAAGGCTATGGTAATACTACAGCAGCTGTTGCTACGGGTATAGCTACAGGTAATGTTCAAGGAGCTATTCAGCAAGGAGCTAAAGGATTAAACACAGCCTTTCAAGCATCAGATTGGGCTACTGATGATTTTAAAAAATGGTCAGGTATAAGTAGTCAAGCTATTGGTATAGGCGCAGGGCTAGCAGGAGGTTCTTTAAATACAACAGGAACTTCAGCAAGTGCTAGTGAAGCAGCTGGTAAAGTTGGTGAAATTAGTGGTAAAGTATCACCATATGTAAACCAAGCTGTAGGTATGTTTGGTAGTAACCAACAACCTATGTGGCAACAAGCCCAAGCTCAACAAGATTATTTAAACTCTCCTGAGTATGCAGCACAACAATCTTTAAACAATCAACAATACGTAAACCAAGGATTGTCATTTGCTAGAGGTGGTACTATGGACCCACCTGATGGAGGTCTTGGTTTTATACAACCTACAAGAGCTGATAGTATAGCAGTATTAAATAATTCTTTGGCTGTAAGAGCTCATTACGATAGACTTCAGCAAAAAGGATTGTATGATAAACCTGTAATATCTACAGAATACAAATCTGGACAACAAATCTATGACTACTATAAACCAGGGAGTTCAGAAAACAAGGCTTTACAATCTACATTACAGACATTACCTAGAATGAATGATTACATAAAAGAATATGGACGACACCACAATTTAAATCCTTCTAAACTAACCGCACTATTAAAAACAGCCTACAAAACTGCTAATATACAAGACCCAAATAAAGCCTATCTTTATGATTACTATCCATATAAAGTAGATATAACTGCTCCTGCTACTATTATTGATAGACGCATATCTCCTCAATATTTAATTGAATATTATTCAACAAAAGGGAATGACATACCAGGAGGAGCTATTACAGGCTTGCCTGCTTATGATCCATTAGCTGTCACTCCTTGGGACATGTTAAGAGAAGATCAAAAAAAAGAAAGGGTCGAAAAATTTGGTAAAGATGGTAAGCCTATTGATCCTTCTACTTCACCTCCTCCAAGAAATGTTAGACCGAACATAAACAAACTGCAGTCTAAACAATCCTCTGAGAACTTTGATTCAATGGGTATAGTAGGTAGTCCTCAACAATTACCACCAACTGCACCTATGTCTGCTGATTCAGAAGGTCATTATAGAACTTATAAAATTCATACTCACGGTGAACCTATTTATCAAGTATGGGAACCAGGTAAACCATGGAGGGATGTTTCAAATGAAGAATTTGAAAAAATTAGCTCAGAAAAATACTTAACAGAGTACAGAAGTACAGGTGGTAACATAACAAATAATTCATTAAATTTACAATCCATGAAAGGTAGATACCAAAACTATAAACAAAGAATGTCTAAAGGTGGAACATTCAATCAGTATGGAATAGATATGATTCCAGATTCTGCAGGACTACACCACCAAAGTGCTTATGGTGGAGTTCCTATTGGACCTGATGCTTTAGCTGAAGGTGGTGAGATTAAAATGGATACTCCTGATGGTGGTCAGTATATAGTATCAGATCAAGTTGATGGTACAGAATCTCAAATGGATTTCACCTTTTCTAAAGGTGGTAAGTATAAAGAACTTAATAGAACATTAGCTGAAGGTATGAAGCAAGACCTTAGCAAGTATTCAATGGGCTCACTTGCTACTAATAGTAGTTCTAAAGAGGATGTAAGAAGACCTATGGACTCTTACTCTACTAGTACTATTGATCAAATTAAGCAAAAGTGGCGACAGAAAACAGAATTTGCTAGACAACGTAGTCAGCAAGAACAAGCTATTGCACAAGCTGAAGAACAAAAAAGATTAATAGAGGAAGAATATATTGCTGCTTATGGTGGCAAGATTAATCCTAAGAAATATCCAGGGCTCAATAGATCTAAGAAATCTAAAGGTGGTTATGTATATAATGCAATGACACAACCTATGTTAGCACATGGTGGTCCAGTAGTATCTAATATCCAACAACCTTTTAATGGACCTGCTGCACAGAACAGAGGTGGTATGATGATGGCTGATGGTGGTATGATGCAACAACAAGGTGGTCAAGATCAAATGATGGAATTGATTCAAGCATATGCTCAAGTTATGGGAATACCTCCAGAAGAGATACTACAACAGCTTCAGCAAATGGATCCTAAATCTCAAGAAAAAGCTATGCAACAAATGGCTGAAGAGTTACAGGGAAGTCAGCAACAATCTATGCAACAACAAATGCCACCTCAACAAAATATGATGGCTATAGGTGGTACAATGCCAGGTCCTGATATGGAAAAATTAATGAATTTTACTCCAGATTCTTCTTATTTAGGTGAAGATATTCTAGAAGAAAATAATTTACCTTTTGATTATAGAATGAGAGAACCTGACTTAGAATCTATTAAACCAAGAACATACCCTGATACAAGGCAAAAAATAGTAGGAAGTCAAGAACCAATGCCAGGGTTATCAGAAGATTCTACTTTTATAAGCCCTTATCAAAAATACTTAGCTGAAAATAATCCTAAAATTTTAGATAAATTAAACTATGATAATTCTGGTGAATACACTGGATATATAAATCCATATGGTAAAGGTGATAAAAACTCAAAAAATCTTGGCTCAACTACACCTTGGTATGAGGAACCTGCATATTCTAAAGCAGCTAGGTATTTACCATTGTTAACAAGTGCTGCAGGAATTGCTACAGGTCTTAAAAATAAAAAAAGAACTCTTGCCCCTGAAAGAGTAAATGCACAAAGAATTGATTTAGAAAGATCTAGAATAACTTCTATGGAAGAAGGCAGAAGAGCACTTGATTCAGGATTAAGAGATGGTACACTTGGTAGTAATCCTGGTCAAATAGCAGGTAACACAAAAGATATGATTCTAAATTACATGAAAAATATGGGAGCTAATATTGCAAAAAGCTATGAGACTGAAGAAAATACTAATGCACAATTAGCACAACAGGCTGGATTAGCAAATCAACAAGCTGGTAACCAATTTAAAATAGGTAATGAAGAGATGTTCCAAAATGCACAAACTATGGCATTGAGAGCAGCACAAGAAGGAGCAGTACTTACTCAAGGTGCAGCTGAGCAAGAAAGGAAACAATACTTACAAGAATGGATTGCTAAAAACAGATTAAATACAAGAAGCTATAAAACAAATATTAATGGAAAAGATGTGTATATCTCTCCTGATGGTAAGATGTATGATGAACAAGGTAATCCTATTATTCAATAAATAGTATAAAAGAAATTAATATGAATTTATTTCAATACAATCCTCAAACCTATAAAGGTACTCAAGTAGATCTGCCTTTAGATTTTATTTACCAACAACTTGAAACTAAACAAAAAGAGTTTGATTTGCAAAATGCTGCTGTTGATAAAGCTGCAGAAAACTTTTTAAAGATTAGTCCTGGTATGTTAACTAAAAATGCTTATGATAGAGTAATGCAACAATACTTACCTCAACTAGAAAAGATTAGAGATACTCTTATTACTACAGGTAATGTTTCATTAGCAGCTCCAGAGTTATCTAAGTTTACAACATCTCTTGCTGCTGATTCTGAAGTTAAGAATATAATGGAAGATTATAAACTAACTGATGCATACAATAAAAATTTACAAGAAGGTAAATACACTGATAAAATATTTGCAGGATTGCGTGATGCAAGTGGTAAAGAAAGACCACAATTGGAAAGAGGTCAAAGAACATCTGCAGCATATTATGCTCCTATGCAATATACTGATCCTGTATCTTCTTTATTGGAAGAAGCTAAAATTTTCAAAGCTGATGTTATTGAGGATATTAAAAGTAATCCTAATAAATACAATGTTATACAAACAGATTCAACTACAATAGAACTTTTAGCTAATCAAAAAGTAAGAGAGTGGGCAAATAATAGATTACCTAGCTGGAGACAGAATCCTGAAAATCAAGGTTATTTCTGGAATGCTACTGGTTATAAACCAGAAACATACACTCCTGAAATGTGGGATCAGAATGTAGCAAAAAATATAGCAGACTTAGTTTCTTACTCAAAGGTTACTAAAGGTACATCTTTCCATAACATGCCTGATATATCTATGCAGGCACCTAAACCAGATAAACCAGCTACAACTCCTGCAGAAGAAACTGCTAAAAAAACAGGTGCTCCAGTAAATCGTCGTATTATAACTGGTAAAGAAGGAGGGTTAGCATCTTTTGAACAAGGTAGATATAATGGTAACTATATTACAAACTTAAATGATTTTAATACTGATTTAGAGTATACTAAATCATCAATGCAAGAAAATTACCAAGCTTTAGTTACACTATCTAATGGTGCTATACCTGCAAATTTGGATGTAGCTTCTGGTAAAAATGGAAGCAGAACTGATGTTAGAGATTGGATAAATACAAACTATACTAAGAACCAATATAGTGAGTGGGTAGCAAAAAGTGCTACAGCACCACCAGTTACTCCTGAGATAGCAGCTACACTAACTGGCTTTACAGAAGCTAACTATGCTCATAATGCTAAACAAAAACTTTTCAATAGTTTAAGTGAACAAACTGGTGTAAAAAATTATAATCCACAAGTTACACAAGACGCTGTTTTTAGAGCACTGCATACAAATGATGCAAATATTGATGTACCTCAAGAAGTAATAGACTACAATAGAGCTGCAGATCGTGCAATAGATGAGCTATTACTTAACAAAGGTTATAATCCTAGAAGTGATATATATTTAGAAGAAAGAAAAAAACTTCAAAGTTTAGGTATTGCAGAACTAACTACTAAGCTTCAAAACAGCCCAGGTCAGAGTGTAGATTATTACTTAAAGTCTTTTGGTAAAAATTCTAATAACCCTAAAAATGATGTAGTTAATAAATACTTAACTGAAGCTACTGGTATTTTATTACAAGGTACTAACGAAGGTAAGATTCATAAAGCTTTTGAGAATTTCAAAAACAAAATGAGTGAGTACCAACTATCTGATTTACCTGGAGACGGTAAATTCCCTGAGTATGAAAGACAGTTGATTAATATGGGTATAGCAGGTCAGCTATCTGGAGTAACAGATATTATAAATAATGTAAAGGCAGATGAAGGAGATGGTCTAACAGAGTTTGTAGAATCTATACCTTATAAAGACGGAGATCCTAAAAAAGGAATTGACACTGATAATATATCAGTAAGTATGGGTTACACACCTAAAAAAGGTGTTGTAGGTGTTTTATCTTTTAATGGAAAATACTATGAGTTTGATCTAGATAAAGCTAATATTGATCAACAGTTTACATATGAATATCCTGAGTTAACACAAGAACTTAGAATTTATAGAGACATTAGTAACAGTGTAAAAAGAAGTAGTAATACAGAAGGTAAATTTAATATAGGTGATATACCATTTGAATTTAAAGTTCAAACAAAAAACATTGGAACAGATAAACCTGAATTCTATTATGAGTTTAGTGGTGATGGTGTTAACTCTCAAAAATATACTAATGTGGGTGAGATAATTGCACAAGCTAGTGATATTGCATCTAAGAGATTAAACCAACAAGATATAATTATCAAAGGGTTACAAGCTGAGATACTTGAAAAAGCAAATAGAGCAATAGCTGCTTTACCAATGAATACTTCTCCAGATGTAGTTACTAGAATAAAACAACAAGCAACTATAGAAATGCAAGAAGTACCTGCAAAAGTAAGCAGTGTATATAAAACAAACACTAAACCTATAGGCAGTGTGGGAAAGCAGGCGCAGTTTCGTCCAACGCCCCAGACGCCACTGCAGTAAAAAATAAGGGTGAGTATGTAAGTGGTGTAAGAAGTGAAAGGGGTGTAGGAAAAGTAAATTCTTATGATAATCCTAGAGATGCTTACAACAATACTTATGGTGATATACACGCTAAGTTTAATAATGGTTCATCTTGGGTAACCCCAAGCATGTCATTATCAGACTATATACATAGGTATGCTCCTGCAAAAGATAAGAATGATCCTGTTAGGTATACTAATGATATGGTTAATAGATTTAATCAGGTAATTGGTAGAAATGTAATAACAAAAGATACATCTTTAGGGGAGTTAAAAGAAGCTTTAATAGAAGCAGGATTAGATCCTGAACATACTATTACTAAAGCACATTTACAAACAGAAGATCCTAGAGTATTAAAAGATTTAGGTATAGCATCTGGTAAACCTTCTGAAGCTAGTACTGCAACACCTCCTGCTAACAAGGCTACTGTAACTGAAAATAAACCAACACCTAAAGTAATAGCACCTACTTATAATAGTAATCCTACATTTACTGCATCACCATTTGCTAAACCTGCAGTAACTGAGCCTGAGCCTAAAGCACAACCTAAAGTCAAAGCTCCAGTTCAAGCTCCAGTTAATAAACAAGAGCCTGCTACTAAACCTGAAGTTACAAAACGTACTTTACCTAAAGCTGAAGAAGTAGTAAACAATAAACCAGCAAGACCTTGGTTTACTTTACCTGAAGTTAAAGTAGAATTTAATTGGAAAACATCAGCAGCTGTTGGTGATTGGATATATTCTATTTTTGGTGGAAGTGATGAGGATGTAAAAAATGTATTCAAGTATTTAGAAAATGGAGGTAGTTTACCAGATGCATGGGATATTGCTGAAAACTATGTAGCTAAAAAACTTGGTTCTGAAGTTTCAGATTTAATAGGTGATACTAAGTCTATGCGTAATCCAGAAACTGATCCTGGTAGAGCTGCTGCTAATTGGGGTTCATCGTCTCTAGGTATTAATAAAGAACCTAGAGTTAAATCAAATGTTATTGTACCTAAACTATACGTATCTAATACACCTTCTGTAGATAAAGATGTTTATACTTCAAAATCTTTTATAGCTAACTTAAAAAACAGCGATAACAAGTTTACAGTATTAAATAATATACACGCTAATTCTGGAATTAGAGATTTGAATAGTTACTATAATAATTTTAATCCTGTAGATGGATCAATAGTGTTTACTATTCAGAATGATGTTGTAAGTGGACAAAAGCCTTTAACTAAAATTACTAAAGATGATAAATGGTATAGTGATAATGACTTTCTTCTTAAACTAGAAGATGGTAATATTAAAGTTACAAAAGGCTCTTCTTTAAAAGAAGGTGATGATGTCTTCAAACTTAAAAACAAAGTTTTCTCATTTGATGATTTTGATATAAAAGATGGTAAGATAAATACAGTTTTTGATACTAATATTAATGCTTTAATTCCAGTAATTAAAAAAGATGCTAAAACTTATAAAGGTGGAACCAGCTTTGTAATTGGTCTTACAGATAAACTAGGTGCAGGATATATACCTATTGAAAGTGCTTCTCAATATGGAAAATCAAGAGGTGGTTCTTTTATAGTGTTTAATAGTGATATGTCTCAACAGTATATGGTAGGTGGTTCTTTTAAAAATCTATATGACTTTTACCAAGATCTAAAGACAAGATATCCAAATGATACCTTTAAGTTTTTTGGAAGTGACACTGGAAGTTATAGTAATTCATTCTTTCCAAAGTCAGGTAAAATAGATGGAGATGTTTATAGAAAGTCCAATAACAGAAATACTTGGGGAGAAGTGCAGCACATTGTTTTAATGAATAATTAACTATATTTGCATAATAATCATTATCATACAATATGGAAGAACTGGAATTAATGCTTCAAAATGGTATTATTGATGCAACTACCTATCAAAAACTAAAGCAAAGATTAACAAGCTCAGAATTAGAACAAGGAAGAAAACAGAATGAATCTGCAGTAAGGGATGTTGAAAAATATGTATCTAAAGAAAGATCTTTAGGATTAGGTGATGTAAGTGTTGGAGGTAGTACTACTGGTAATATATACATGGATCAAGATGAACTTGATACTTATACTTCAAGAGGCATTGCTCCAACTGCAGGTGTAGACTACCGAAACATAAGAGCTGAAAGACAAACTTGGCAAGATCAACTTGCTAACGGTGTAACAAAGTTTGCAGGTAAAACTGCTACTGGTGTTGCAGGTGGATTAGCAATGATTCCTACATTAGCTATTGTAGTTTTAGGACAACTTACAGACATGGTTAGTCCTTATGATAATTTTCAGTTTAAAGATATTTATGATAATGGTTTTCAAAGAATGATGGATTCTGCAAATGAATCTATGGATTCTGCATTACCTAACTATGTAAGTAACGCTCAAAGAGAAGCTAGTGTTTGGAATTCAATGGGTACAATGAACTTCTGGGCTAATGATTTATTAGGAGGAGCTTCTTTTGTTGCATCAGCATTATTAACTGAATACTTATCAGCAGGTATGGCTACACCACTTGCTTTAACTAGAGTTTCTAAATTATTAAAAACAGCTAGTACAGCAGATGATATGGCTACTATTAATAGGTATGCTGAAAGGTTTAGTGGTCTTGTTAAAACAGATAGAGCATTAAAATTTGGTAGACAGATTGCAACAGGTGCTGGTTATGAAGCTGGTGTTGAAGCAAGACATTTTGTAGATCAAGCTAAAGATCAATATATTAATGATTACATTGAACAGTATGGTCATGAGCCTACTGAAGAACAATTAGCTATTGCAATGGATGATATACATTCAGTAGGTAATGGTGTATTTGGAGTTAACTTAGGATTAGTTTCATTAGGTAATATGATTACACTACCTAAAACATTTGCCCCAGGATTAGCTTCTAAATTTGGATTTAAAGCAGGTAAAGTTAAAGATGCTGATTGGGTTGTTAAACCATCAGAACTTACTGATACTCAATTAGCTAGAATGTCTAAGAAGACAGGTAAATCTATTGATGAACTTAAAGCAACAGATTATGTAAATAAATGGGATGGTCTATCTAAAGTAGAAAGGTTAGCAAGAGCAGGTAAAGGTAGATTTGCACCAATGGTTACAGAAGGATTCTTTGAAGAAGGTTTTCAAGGTGTTACCCAAAATGCTGCTTTAGATTATATCAGTAATAGATTTAATGTTGATAATATAGGTGAAGTTGCTAATTTAAGTGAGTCTATTATTAGAGGTTTTGAAGAACAGTATGATGTTGGTAAGGCTGAAGGATGGAAAGAGATTATCATTGGTTCTATTCTTGGTGGTGTAGGTGCTCCTAATATTGGTGCAGGTAAAGGACAACCTATTTGGCAAGGTGGAGTATTTGGTTACCAATCTCCAGGTAAAAGAGAAAATATTCAAAACCTAATTGGTGATGCTATTAAATATGGTAAAGCAACTACTGAAAACATAAAGCATGCTGCTACTGTTGCAGGTATTACTAAAAAGCAAGATGATGCTATTAAACAAGGAAATATGTTTGATGCTAAAAATCAAGAGTATGCTTCGATGTATTCCTATGTTAGTACAATGGTTAAGCTTGGAAGGTTTGATGAAATTGATTCTGAAGTAAGCAAAATGGTTGAGGGTATGACCACTGAAGAATTTGCAGAACAGTTTGGTTATGTTAATAAAACAGAAGAAGAGCTAAGTAAAAGAAAGGCTGAAGTAATTTCTAAATTTAAAAATAGAGCAGATGATATTAGAGAAGCTAGAGAATTAGCTGATAGGATTTCTATTTATGAAGATGATGAAGATTTAAAAGATGGTTTAGGATATGTTCTTGGTATATCTAAAAACATTGATGAGAGAGAAATGCAAATGTTTAAATCTCTTCAAGAAAAATTAGGTAAGATATATAGTACAGATGAAGTTAAACAAATGGCATCCTATGTTAACTTTCAAAGAACTACTGATGGTAAAGATTTAAAAGAGTATGGAGATAAGGCTAGAGAAAAAAATAAAAAAGTAGCTGAACTTGAAAAACTAACAAAAGAAGAACTTACTCAAAATAAAAACAGAACCTCTAAATCTATAATGGAAAGAGGTAAAAAGTTAGATACTTTAACTAATGAAATTGCTGTATTAGAAAATACTATTAATAGTATTGAAGAAAGATTAAATAGACAATATACTGAGTATTTAAAAGCTAATGGTATTCTTACTGAAGGTGGAGAGTTTATTGAATATACAAGAGATAAGCAAGCTTTTAAACAAGACTTTGAATTATTTAGAAGAGTACAGAAAGATGTTACTGATGCAGTAGGTGAAGATTTTTATAATAGACCTGATATTAAACCAGTACTTGATGATCTAATGAAACTTGCTACTTATAGACAACAGCAAATTACATTAGCTAATTACTACATGGGTAAAAAAGGTCAGACTAAACTAGCTGATGAAATTGCAAATCTTAAAAAGATGGCAGAAGAAGAACTTGTTAGTGATGAGTTAGATAAAACAACTCAAGTCTTTCAAGAACAACAGCGTCAACTTGATAATATGCAAAGAGTTGCAGCTGAAGCTTATAAAGCAAATGCACAAAGAGTTCATGGTACAGCTTATGTTATTAAAGAAAGAGCTAAAATAGTATCTCAACTTAATGATGCTATTAATGATGTTAAAGATCCTGAGTTAAAAGCTACAGTTGAAGATTTAATTTCTAAACTTCAAGGTTTTATTTTGACATTTAATTTAGAAAAAGATGATGCTGCTAAATTAAAAGTAGCAACTGATGCATTGGGTTATGTTGAGTTTGTTAAACAAATTCTTAATAGTTTAAAAGAAAGTGCTAAACCAGAACAAGTTGCTGAAATAGATGCATTTCTTAGTGGAGAAAAGTTTAATACAATTATAAAACAGTTCCAAGACTTTGTTAAAAATTATAAGAAGGAAGATGGTAAAGATGAAAACTTATCATCTTATCCTAGAGTAGCTGATCCAAGTAGTCTCACTGTAATGATTCAAAATTACATAAGTCCAGATGGTAAAGCTTTACTTGCAGATAAATCTGCTGAAGATATTTTAAACAATCTTGTAATTAGAGTTCTTGAATTACCTGATGATGGTCAAGGTATGGTTAACCTTAAAGATGCTGAAAAAAATAAATTTGATAGCAAAGTAATGCTTCAAAGAGGTCTTGTAGGTATGAGTAATTTTGGTTTAGCTATATACTATAAAGATGGTCCTTCAGCTGGTGTACACATAGGTAACATACTAGATCCTAATAGATTTAGATTTAAAGATGAAGATGGTAATTATGTAGATTTTAATGTTGAAAATCCAGAAGAGCATCTTGAACTTTTAAATCCAAGTTTTGTAACTACAGATAAAGATGGTAATAAAATTGTAACAAGAGATGGTAAATTATTTATAGATAACTATGTTCAAGGTGTTAATGCTTTTAATGAAATTAAGGAACAAATAAAAGAAGGTAAAAGAGAATTTAGTAATGCTGAAGTAGATCAGTTATTTGATGTTAAAGCAATATTTACAGGACTATCTAGATTTGAAGAATCTAATACAGAAAAACTTAGTGAATGGTCTTCATTAAAAGATGGTAAACTACAAACAGACTTATCTAAATATAATGGAGAAGGTAAGGGTATATTGATATTTTACAACTTAAAAAACGAAGCTAACTTTTATTTATATAATCCTGATACTAAACAATTAAAGAGTTTAAATGAAGATACTGCTTTAAATTTAAGTTTAATTGAAAACTTTTATTCAGGTGCAGCTAAAAAAGATGTAGATTCTTCACCAGGTAAATTAAAAATCATATATAAGTTTAATGATAATATAAAAAGTATTACTTTAAAACAACCTGAAGTAGATCCTGATTTTAATGTATCTAATTTAATTATAGATAAATTATTTGAAACAAGTGATAAAGTAAAAGAAGAACAGGCTAGAAGAAAAGAAGGTGAAGAAAAGCAAACTGTAAATGGTTGGGATACTAATGAACTTTTATTCTTTACAGCTGAAGGAACTGATAAACAGTTTTCAATATCTGTAACTGGAGTAGGTAGTGGTGAAAAATCTATTGAAAGAAATGGTTCAGCTTTAAATTTAAAAATATATACACCTGGAACTAAAAAAGGTGAAAGTGGAAAAACAGATACAATTACTTTAACAAGTACTGATGATAAGTTTGATGAAAAATCTACTGCATATTCAGGTTTTAATCTAAGAAGATTATCAAATGGTTCTACAGTATTAGAGTATAATAAAAAAGTAATTAAAAATAATGTTGATTTTTTAAATGCTTTAAACAATTATATTAAAGATAAAACAACTGCTTATCTTAAAAAGGAAGAAAGTGGTGAAGAGATAAAAAACTTTTTTGAAAAGGTTGGTGCAAACTTATTTCAAAATAAAATTGTAGATGGTAAACTTGTTAAAAAACCTGTTCAACTTTTAAGAATAAATCAAAACTTTGACAAAAACATGTTAGAGTCTTCCATTAATGATTTTACTCCTTTAAGAAATCCAACAGTAACTTATTTCTTTGATGGTAAACCAGTAAAATATGAAGACACTAAGTTTTCAAAAGTATTAACTGAATTTCGTAAAAGTTTAAAGAATGCTAGTAATCTTGGTGTAAATGGATTAAATGAACTTAAGTCTGTTGTTAAAGATGCTTATGAGCAATTAAGTTCTACAGCTCAAGCTCAAAATAAAGTTCCTTATGAACGTATGTTAAAAAACATTGATGAGGAAATTAAGAAAAAAGAGAAAGAACAACCTAAAGAGGAAACTGAACAAAAACAACCAGAACCACCACCAGGTCCACAAAGTATAGATGATATAACAAAATCTATATTTGGAACAGATCCTCTTCCACCAGGTGAAGGACGTAAAGATGAAGAATCATCAGATGATAGTGAAGGTTATGATGATAGTCCTTATTTTGCAACCAATGAAATTGTAAGTACAGAAAAAGTAAACTTAGAAGAAGTTAGAGAAAGATTAAAACAAATACTTCCTGATTCAATTAATGTTAAGTTTATAGATGAGTTTGTAGATGCATTAGCAAATAATACAATTACTTATGGTGTATTTAAGAATGCTGTAATCTATTTAGGTAAAAAAGTTCCTAAAGGTGTTGAGTATCATGAAGCATTCCATGCTGTGTTTAGAACACTTCTTACAGAAGCTCAAAGAGTTAAAGTATTACAAGAAGCAGTTACAAGATATGGTAAACCAACTTCTGAGCAATTAGATCAACTTAAATCTTTAAGTGATAAATATGCTAAACTATCATTAAGACAACTTACCAACTTATGGTATGAAGAAAAACTTGCTGATGAGTTTATGGATATTATGAATGGTGACAAGGAACTTCCTAAAGAAAAATCATTCTTACAAAAAATATTAGACTTTTTAAAAAGCATTGTAAACTTATTTAAAAGTGGTGATGCTGAAACATTATCAGAAATAGATGCATTATTTAAATCTATTAAGGGTGGACAGTTTAAAAATGCTAAAACCTTAGATATAATAGATGACAACCTTTCAGTGTTTTCATCACTTAAATATGCATCATCTAATGATACAGGTAAACCTATAGCTAAATATCAAGACTCATATTTAAATACAAGGTTAACAAACAAAGTATTTTATAAAGCTTATCAGAAACTTAAAAATCAAGGTTATGTTACTGATGCTGATATATTAGATGCAATTAATGTTATTGCTAATGATTACAAACAAATATATCTAGAGGTTATACAGCAAGATAAATTTTCAAGATATGGTTCAGGATTGCATTCAAAAGAACAAGATGCTATTCAGTTATATAATATAATAAGAAGTATATCAAGTATTAATGAACCTAATGAAGCAATAAAAAATCTTTCAGATAAATTAAGAGAAGAAAATATTGCTAAAATTATTAAAACTGTAAGACAGAATATTGATACTATTAAGTTTGATGATTATGATGTTGAGAGTGAAGAGTTTGAAGATGATGCACCAACTGAACTTGCACAAAAACCAAATCAAAGAGTAGGTGGTATGTCTTCTACTACTAAAGAGTTTAGAAGATATATAATGTTTACAGAGTTACCAATTGATGAATTTAACTTTGGTATACCTGAAGAAATTTTAAAATCAGATCCTAAGTACATTAATTATGTAAATGGTGTTAAACTTTATAATTCATTAGAAAGAATGTTAGTTAATACTGAAAGAGAAGATCTTCTTAAAAAATTATATTACATTAAAGAAGGTCAACCTCAAATGGAAGCTTTCTATTCTAGATTAGTTAAAGACATTTATAAAGAGTTAGATTTACCAATGGTTGGTAACTATGAAAAGGATATTACTGAAATGTCAATAAATGATTTAAAAGATTCTAGTAAGTTTTGTTTGTTTACAGCTTGTTTAACAAAACATAAACTTGAATCTGTAGTAAATATAGTAGATCCTGATACAGGTCAATCTAAAGTATTTATTGCAAATGTTAATGATGCTAGAAAAACTCAAAGAGAAAATTGGTTTACTAATTGGAAAATATTAGGTCTTGATAATAAAAAGGATGAAGTAATATCTACATTAAACTTAATATTAAAAACCATTGCTAATACTGATGCAAATGCTAAATACTTATTTTCTAATTTCAATCAGGCTGTTGCAGATGTTAAACGTCAGTTCAATGAAATAGGTATAACTTTATCTGATAAGTATATTCAGTTATCATTATTTAAAATTATAAATGATAAATATCCAGATTTAAATATAGAAAATGAATCTCAGTTTAAATCTCTTAATGAGATAGTTAAAATTTATAAAGACATACAATACATTACAGAAGATAATGTTAGAGGTATATTAAATTCAATATCAGTAGATGGTGACCCTTATAGTAATAAAAAAGAATTACAAAAATTCATTTCTAATAAAATACAACTTACTGAACAAGAAGAAGATGCATTAGGTGCTAAAGGTAGAATTAATGATATAGCTGGTGGTAATGCAATGTTTGATGAATCAGTATCACCTTCTACTATTAGAAATGTAGATAATGAAATGGTGTATATACACTTATATCCAAACTACATTTCAACATTACTATTAAAAATAAGAAATAGTTATCCTGCTTTATTATCAGCTATTGATGCTGATACTTTTGAAGAAGGTTTAGATAGCTTTAGAACTTTTTTAAATAATAATAATTTATATTTAGAAAATCCTGAATCTACTGAATTAATTGAAAACTTCTTTAGAACTCTTTATAACAATCCAATATTAAATGATAAACATTTAAATGGTGAGTTAAGAGAAACATATTTAAAAAATTTAACAGCATACTTACTTGATGGTCTTAAACAACAAAGTATGGATGATGATGGTAATGCTGTTAGTTATAAAGGTTCTAAAGCTTCACAATATGCTGCTCTTGATAAAAGAGGTAAGTTTATAATGATGTTAAACCTATTTGCTAAAACAGATAGAAACAGTTTAGCTAAAACTATAACTATAGGAACTGAAAACTTTGATACATATTCATTAATAGCTTTCCAAAATGAAGGTAAAAATACTCAGTATGCATTTAATGTAATTAAAAGAAACTTTGTTGATAGTACAGGAGCATTATCTGACTTAGGTAAAGAATATCTTCAAATGATGTTTAAAACTGAAGCAGATAACATTAGAACTGAATATTTAAGAATGTTATCTGGTGAAGGTTCTTTAAAAGATTTTAATGAAAACAATGGAGTAAAAATTGGTGATGTATCTTATTCAAAGCAAGAAGTTATTGATATATTAAAAAATACAAGTGATCCTAACTTTATGAAAGTTGCATCTAAATTTAGAGCACTATCATTTGTAGAGTTTGATCTTCTAAAAGTATATTCTCCTGAATTATATGAATCTCTTTTAAAGTCAGTAGTTAAAGGTGAAGCTATACCAGAGTTATCTAAAGTTGTAGAAACTACAGCAGCACTTGGATTTAATAACTTCTTAAATGAATTATCTTCTTTAGATACTAATGTTATTAGTAAATCAAAAGATGGAACTTATGTTTCAGTTACTTTACCACAAGATTATATAGATCCTAATGGTAAGGTGGATATGAAAAAACTTAAAGATTTCTTCTTTAACAATTGGATTAATGCATCTACTATTAACAATTTAATGTTTGGAAACATTAATACTGGATTAAAAAATTCAGTTGACTTGTTTAAAAGATATGCAGGACCAAATGCTGCAGGACCTGCTTTAGGTTTTGGAGATTTAAGATTAGCAATAGTTGAAGATGAGTTTTTTAACTATACTAATCCTGCTACAGGAAAAGTAGATGAAAATATTGAAAGAACTAATGCTCAAAGTTATGGTACTTTAGATTGGTATTACAATAACTATTTAAAAACTTTCTCTAAAGTTAATCCTGAGATTGATAGAATATATAGAAAGATTAGAATGATGTATGAACTTACAGGTAAAGAAAGAGATACTTTAGATAAGTATGGAGCTTTACTTAATCCTAGAAAAACATCATTGTTTAATGCATTCATATATGGTAAAACTTCTACAGATATAATTGATAGAAATGAAGTTAGTTATGTAGAGGAATCTAAATTACCTGAGTTTAGAAAAGCAATAGATGATCTTTTAAAAACTAAAGATAAAGATGATTATCATGCTAAGTTAATTGCAATTCAAAGTTATTATAAACCTTATCCAAAATCAGTTGCTTTACATAATAAGCTTAATGAGATGGAACAAACTAAAACTGATATAATAATTTTTCCATCAGCAGTTAAAACTAATAAGCAAAACATTACTAAATGGAATGAACCTTTAAAACCAGTAGTAGTTAGTAATGACTTCTTTAGAGAGCAAGTTGTTACTGATAACATGAAAACTGAAATTATTCATGGTACTCAGATGATGCAACTTATATACTCTGAGCATAATGATAATACTATTGTTAAACTTAAAGGTAAAGAAGGAGAGTATCAAGAATATAGTGTTGGTACATTAAGAAAATTATATAGAAAACTTCTTGGTGATAGATTATTTAGAACATATGGTGAATTAAGAAAAGCTGTTTTAAATCCTGATGGTTCTACAAACTTTAAATCATTATTGAAAAGCTTTAAACAATCTCTTATTGAACAAGGTGGAGATCCTACATTATTAGAATTATTTGATGGTGTAGGAGAAAAAAGTAACTACAATTTAAATTTACCTAGAATATTATCTCTATATGAAAACATGTTCCTATCCTTTATGGGTAAAGGAACATTCTCTCAAAAAGTACCAGGACACAAGTTTACTCTTGTAACTGATTTTGGTAATGGTGTAATGGAACAAGATGGTAAGATTGTTACTGATAAAGAATACAGAACTAATCCATCTAAATATGAGAAAGTAAGTGTTAGAGATCTTGAATTTAAATATGATGCTGAAAAAAATGCTTGGTATGGTGAATGTAAAATACCAATGCAGCTAGCAGAAACTATTGGTCTTAAGGTAGGTGATGAGTTACCACAAGAGTTTTTAGAACTTGTTGGTGTTCGTATTCCTACACAAGATAAACACTCTATGGTTTATTTAAAAGTAGTAGATGTGCTTCCTGCTCAAAAAGGTAATAAGATTATTATGCCTAAGGAAGTATTGATTTTGTCAGGTGCTGACTTTGATATTGACTCTGAGTTTGCTAGAACAGTATCTTATTATGCAAGTAAAGATGCTCAAGGTAAATCTCATCTTAATATTTATGGATCTTATTTAGAGAAAGATGCTCCTGAAAGAAGAATTAAATATGCATACTTTGATTTTAGAGAAGAAACTTTAAATTCTAAAGCAGTTAAAATAATTCTTAAAGATACTAAAGAGAATGATGTTGAGTTAGTTAATCTTCAAAGAAGTATTGATACAGTATCTAATGATATTAAAGAACTTAGAAGACAACTTTATGAAGAAAAGAAACTTTCATTTGATTTAGATAATGATATTAATGCTGCAATTGAAGCAGATGAATTTACTTTTGATTCATCATTAGTTAAACTAAGTGAATCTTTAAAAGAAAATATATCTTACTATAAAGAAGATATACAAAAATTCTTACAAGATAAAAAAGAACTTCTTGAACAAAAGAAAAAACGTATTAAAGAACTTGAAAATAAAGTTCTTAAAGAAAAAGGTTACCCTACAGATGTTGAATCATTTAAATCTTATAGAATAGATGGTAAAGCTACTGCAGAAACTATTGTAGAAAATAACTACAACAACTTTAATAAGATTAATGGTGGTTCTATTGATAGAATACAACCTATTACTATTGGAGAATTAAATAACCTTTTATTTAATATTGAAAAAGTTTTAATTAATAATGGTAACCTTACTAAAAACAATGAAGGTAATCATGGTATTGCTCAAACACCTGCATCAAGAGATGCTGCTGTAGATTTTATTGAAAAATATTATGATACAGGAATATTTAAAGATCCTGTAAATGTAATTGAGTATTCAACTCCTACAGCAGTTGTTAAAATGGCTGAAGCAAATAGTATAGGTAAAGAGAATATTGGTATTGCAGCTATTGGTAACATTGTATTTCAATACTTAAAGAATGCTAACATACTTGTTGAAGGTGGAATTAATGTTAAAATAGATAGTTATACTAATGATCAGCAACAAAGAATAAATGACTTGATTTCTACAATCATATCAATGGCTGTAGATAATGCTAAAGAGCAGGATGCTATTAGATTTAATATTACTCCTGCAACTCAAGGTGCATTTATGTTTATGATAATGACTAAAAAAGGTTTTGAGTATACTTCATTAATACATTTACAAGATTCAGTATTAAGATTTTCTCAAATGTTTGCTAATAATAGTTCTCCTATTAAACCTAAAAAAGAAAAAGATGATTCAGATTTAGATGATTTGGCTAAATTACTTGTTGAATATTCTACTAATATAGATGTAGAAGAACTTGTAGTTAAGTATGGTCCATTAACTATTGAAATGTTAGTAGAAGCTAAAAAGTATTCTGAAAATAAAGAAACTAGTACTTTAACTGAAGAACAGTTTAAATATATTAATTACATGTCTTTATCAGAATTTCAAACATATAAAGATGTTTCTCAAAACAGTACAGGATTTTCACAGTTTGTATCTTTAGTTAAAGGTCTAAGAACTGAAATTGCTGAAACTGAAAACATAGCTAGAAAATTAGATACTATTGGACTTGAAATTGTTAAAAGAGAAGGTACTGATGGTAATAATTTTGATGATTACAGTTTAAGACATACTGATAAATACATTGAATATATTAATAGTGTAAGAGCTTTAGAAGCTCCTAATATGAAATATCCAATTGATTATCTTGAAGTAATTAAAGCAGACCCTTTCTTAATGAATCAAATTAAAGCTTATGCTTTATTTATGAATGATTCATCTAAATTTTTCTTAGCACAAACACCTAAAGCTAAAAAACTTATTAATAGATTATCAGAATCATTAAAAACAAACTATTTAAATAATATTGATAACTATAATAAACTTGTAAAGCTTATAACAGCTTACTATGGTAATAAAGCTTCTTTACATAAATTAACTAAAGATTCAAAGTTAAGTCCTGTAATTAAGGAGATGTTAACAAATTATGATATATCAGAAATGGTTACATTATCTGGTGAAGAAGAAATGCCTCAAATAATTTCTTTGTTAACTGAACTAATAACAGTTCCTGAATTAGCTAGTAATAAGTTTTTAAGAATGCTTGAGTTTGATAAGATTATATATGATGATAAAAGTAAAGCAGGTTTTAAAAATAGAAACGTATATACTGTTATATCAAATAGTTATATAAGACTTTCACCAGAAGAACAACAAAGAGTAACTTCTGATTTTGAAATGCTTAAACTTCCTCAATCAATAACTAATGATAAATTACTTCAAGAAAAAATATCATTGTTTAGAATACTATTAAGTAAGCATCTTATAATGAAAGATCTTTCTATGTATAGAAACAATAGTTATGTTTCATTTTTACCACCATCATTTTTTGCACCAGTATCAGAAGGACTTGATTTAGCACAAAGTGCTCTTGAAGGTAAATTAAAATATGAAGATGTATTTGGTGTATCAGAAGATGAATTTAATAGAGATTTTGTAGAAAGATATTGTAGAGATATCAATAATACTTTTGATTTAAAATCTCAAAGATCTGATATTGTATTTAATCAAATTAAAAATGGATATTTAAGACTTTTAGGAGAATTAAGTCCTGAAGATGTTGCAAGTCTTAAAAAAACTAAGCTTGGTGAAAAAATAATTGAACTTTCAAACTTAGTAAAATCTAGTGCAACTGAAACAGAAATTAAAGAAATAATAAAAGAGTTAAGAGAAAATGATTTACTTCCTTTAAAGTATACATCACCTAATAAAGAAAAAGGTACACCTGCTAAATTGGAAGTAAGTATATTTTCTAATATAGGAGTTGATAAAGATGATGTAGATCCTGCTAGTTATAATCCTGTAATGGTAAATGCAAATAAAGAAGCTTTATTTTCAACAAGGTTATTTGGTATTGAACTTGTTAAAAAAGGAAAAAAATATTATAAAAATGTAATATTCCCTGAATTTATTGTGTTTAACTTTAAAGACAGTAAAGGAAATAGTAACTATAAAGTATTAAAAAGAAAAAAACTTTTTAATAAAAACATTGAATCTAAAAATCCTAATGCAGGATTTAAAGCAGAATATGAAGAGGTTACAAGAATTGGTAGTAAACAATTACTTCCTTACATGTTAACACTTGCTCAATTAGAAGATGCTGCTAAAGGTACAATGCCAGAAGAAATTGATTTTGAATTAACTGCAGAAGACTTTGATGAAAGATTTGGAACTCCAGAAACTAAAGTTCAAAACACTGATGAAATTATAAAAAAGGTAAAAGAACTTTCTTTAACTCAAAAAGTAGTTAAGTATGTTACTGAAAAAGATATTTTTACAAATAAAGAAGTTAAAGTTCCTATAACTGAACCATATCCTGTAACAGAAGAAAGATTAAAAAATTTAAAAAATTATTTATTAAGTTTAAATATAAATTCTGATTTTAATAAATATGTTCAAGAACTTACTACAAAGTTTTTTAATAAAAATGAAAATAGAACATCTTTAATTGATAGAGTAAAATCCGAACTTAATAAATCTAAAGAAAAAGTTGAAACTAAAAAAACAGAAATAAAAGTTACAACTATAAAAACAGAAGAACTTTATAATTTAAATAAACAATACTTTCAAGAAAAACTTAAATTAACATTAGAACAAGTAAAAAAGATATATGGAGAAAATTTATCTTCTGATAAATTAACTACTTTACTTAAAATGGCAAAAGATATAGGGTATACTTTAAGTACTTCAAAACAACAAGTAAGTACTTCAACTACTACACTTGATTATAAAACAATGTCACAAAAAGAATTAGAAAGTATATTTGAAAAACATAAAGATAAACTTGCATCAAAATATAAAATAACCAATCTTCTTGATTTCTTTGCTTCAATTAAAAATCCAGCATACAGTAATGAGATAATTCAAATGATGCTAGACAGTTGTATGTAATTGTTATCTTTGTAAAAAATTAAAATATGAGTTGTGTAAATACTAGTTTACCTGAATATAAAGCACTTGCTAAAAAGTTTAATCCTTTTGAATTGCAATTAGTAATAATGCAATATCAATCTGATAGTAAAACAGATAATTTTCCTTCTGAAGATTTTATTAAAGATGCTATAGGATATAGTGATCAATATTTAAAAGAAAGAAATAAAGGATTAGATGATACTACATCTCTAGAACTAGCTAAAACTTTATCTGAAAGGTTTAAAGTACCTTATGAAGTTATTAGTGAATCAGATTTAGCTAAACTTCATCCTGATGTTGATAATGATGTTAACTCTTTTTGGGATGGTACAACAAATAAAGTAATGCTTATATCAGGTAGATTTAATGGTAGTACAGTATTTCATGAATTTACACATCCTTTAGTAGAGTATATATATCAAAACAATAAAACACTATATACCTACTTAATAAATCAATTAAGTGATGCTAATGGTAATAGACTAAGTTATTTACAAGTTAGAAAGTATTTAGCTGATAAAGGTTATCAAGTTGGTAGAATGGAGAAAGCTGATGTGTATAAAGAAGCTTTAACACATTTTATACAAGCAGAAGCTAATGCAATGAGTAAAGGTTTATTAACTGAACCTACTACTCTTTATCAAAAGTTTTGGAATTTTATTAAAAAAATATTAGAAACATTAAATCCTTACATTTCAAAAATAGATGTTCTACAAATTCCTAGAATGTCATTTAATGAAATAGCCCAATATATATTTACATCTGATGGTTTAAATTTATCTAACATTAGGGCTCAAAATAAGTATTATGAACTTAATGAAAAGATTTCAGAAATACATACAGAAGCATATACTTATCAAGCTGAAAGATTAGGTGATAACCTTACAGAAGCTCAGATACAAGAAGCTAAAAAGCTAATGTTAAATTCTGCAGAGTATGAATCTTTTGAAGATTTTTATATTAAAACATCTACTGGTAAAAAATTAAATAGAGTTTCTGGACAAAAGAAATCAATGAAAGGTCCTCAAGAACAAGAAAACTATTTTGCTTTTGATGAAGATGAAAATCAATATTGGGAAAGAAGAGAGTTTGGTAATCAAATAAATGATATTGTAGATAGTATTGTTAAAGGATTATCATTTGAAGATGGTTTATCATATGTTAGAGAAAAACAAAATGAAAGACAATCTAAAAATAAAAATCCTGATATAGATATTTTAAATGCAGTTGTTAAAGATGATGTTTTAGAAAGTATATATAATGAACTATCAGAAGTTCTAGATGATCAATTTGCAGATTACATGTTAATTCCACAAGTTGTGTTTGGAAGTAATAAGATGGGAGTAGCAGGTACAGCAGATATTGTTGCTATTGCTCCTGATGGTAGAATTAAAATTATAGACACTAAATCTGCTAAATATAGAGCTTTAACTGAATCTGGTAATATAACCTATGAATATAGTAGACAATATTCTAATAAAACAAGAGCTTCTAAATTAGAAGGTTATAGAGCACAGTTATCCTTTTATAAAGGAATGGCACTAGAAAATGGTTTTGTATTTGAAGATTCTGATGAGTTAGCTTTATTACCTGTAGCATTAACTAATGATAAAGTTGATGGTGTAACTAATGATAATGTTATTAGTGATGCTCTTGTTGAAGGTGTTTTAAGTGTAGATGGTTATGATTATATTATATCTCTATTTAAAGAAGGTAAATCAAAAGAATATACTGAAGAACAAAAAAACATTTTAGATAGTATTAAACTTAAAGTATTAGAGAGAATTGAAATACTTAAAAGAAATCCACATGTTAAAGGTAAAAAGTTTAGAGAAAGAGAATTAGCTAATCTATATGAAGTAGTATCAACAGTAGAAAGATCTAAAGCATTGTTTAGTTTTATTGAAGATGCTTATAGTAACCTTGTTTTAAAAGAAGTTAAGGGTAAAAAATATTCTATTAAAGGTGCTGTTGATAAAATAAATGAAGTTAAAGGTAAATATGCTGCTGGTAAACTAACTGCTGATGAAACATTAGAAGAATTATTTTACTATAAAACTCTTGCTGAATTATATAAACCAGTTATATCAGAAATACAAAGTGTTTTATTAACAGAACTTGGTAAAGGATTTCAAGTTGGTTCAGATAATCAAGGTTTACTTATGATAAAAGATGTTATTGCTGCAATAACAAATATTGAGAATGATTATAAAAAGAATGCTATACCAGTTATTGCAGATATACTTTATGAACAAGTTGAACCAGGATTAAATGAAAAGGTAGAACAAGCAATAAGTGAATTAAGAAATGAGTTAGCAGATGTTCAAGGTAAATATGGATTAGAATCTAAAGAATATAAAGCCAAGAAAAAAGAATATGATTATTGGTTAAAAAAATCTAGAACAGAAAATGGTGTAACAAAAGATTACCTAATTAAAATATTACAATCTGGTTCAGAAGAAGATATTAGTTGGTTAGATTCAAGATTATCTCCTGCAATATCATCAAATAATGAGTTAATATCACTTTCTTCAAAAATAATTAAAGAAAGATTTGAGAATGCTAGACAAGAATCTATTGAGGTAATACAAGGCGCTGAAGAATCTTTTAAAACTTATTCTAAAAATGCTAACATGAATAATGTTGCTGAGTTTAATAAACCATTTTATGAAGTTGTAGAAGTTTATGATGGTTTAGATACAAATGGTAAAGCTAAATTTAGAAAAGAATATCACTTTGTTCAACAACTAGATATGAATGCATACCAAAAAAAATATGCAGAATTTAAAGAAAGAATTGCAACCCTTACTGATGAAAAAACTAAAAGAAATTTATATAGAGAGTTCTTTAGACAAAATCACAGGCTTAGACCAAAGAATGATATTGTAGTTAAAAATCCTCAAATACCTGGAGAGTCTATAGTTTTAGTTAAAGGTTTAGATACTTTAATTAAAGAAAAAAGAAAACTTGTTGATGAAGGTATTGAAACAGAGAATGATTTTGAAAACTATGTTAAAAGAATGCAAGGTACTACTGAAAATAATATTACATATTATGATTCAGAATTTACTATTCCAGATTTTGAAAAGTTTGAGAATCAAAAATATAAATCAATGAATCTTTCTCAAAAAGTTTATTATAATTTTATGATAGCTACATATTTTAAATCTCAAGAAAGAGGACCATTGATGCCAACTTATAGAATACCTTCAGTAGCTAAATCAGGATTTGAAAGAACTCTTGAAAAAGGTGTTTTGAACTATTTAAATTATTTAAGAAAAGATAGTTTTCAAGAATTATCTGAAGATATTGATAGATATGGTGAAACTAGAACTAGTTCAGGTATTAAAATAATACCAATGTTATATTCTAATGAAATGAATATTGATGATGTTTCATTAGATTTATTATCATCAGTTTTAAAATATGATTCAGCTTCTTTAATATATGAAGCACAATCTAAATCACAACCATTTGCAGAAAGTATATTAAGTGTAGTTAAGGAAACTTTACCTAAGCAAACAGATAGTTTAGGAAGAAAGACTGTAAATAAACTTGCACAAAAAATTCCAGGTATATCTGATAATTTAAAATTTCTTAATGTAGAAGATGGAACTAACAATATATACTTTTTAATGAATGCATTTTTTGATACACAAGTGTATGGTATAAAAAGAGTACCTTATACAATAAGTGTTGGTAATACAGTTGTTAAAGTTGACAAAGTTGCTGACATGATAAAAGGATTTGCATCTAAAACACAAATTGGTGGTTTTAACTTATTAGGTGGTATAGCTAACTCTTTACAAGCTAATGTGTCTACAATGATAGAAGCTGCAGCTAAACAGTATATTAGTGATAAATCTATGGTATGGGCTAAAAAAGAATATTATAAAAACTCAATGGCTTATATAAATGATTTAAGAACAGGTGTAGCAACTTCATTTTTAGGACAACTTAGTGAACTATATGATCCAATGCAAGGTAACTATAGAGATCAGTATGGTAGAAGAATAACTAAGACAATGTTTAAAAAACTTATGTCTACTAACTCTTGGTATTTTTTACATAAAGCTGGTGAACATGCTATACAAACACAAATGTTCTTAGCATTTTTAAAAGACACTAAAATACTAATTGATGGTAAAGAAAGTTCTTTGTATGATGCATATGAACTTGGATCTGATGGTAAAATAAAGCTAAAAGAGGGGGTTAAACTCCCAGGTAAGATAAGTGCTAATGGTAAAGTGTCAATAATGATGCAAAATAGAATCCATGCTATCAATAAAAGAATCAATGGTGTGTATAATGAATTTGATTCTCCTGAGTTAAAAAGACACTGGTATGGTTCTTTATTATTCATGTATAGAGATTATGTAGTTCCTGGTTTTAAAAGAAGATACAAATCTTTAACTATGGATCAAGAATATTCTGATTATAATGAAGGTTATTGGAGAACATTCTTTAGAGTATTAAAATCAGATTATAAAAAATTAGCTAGATATTCTTTAGGCTTAGATAAACCAAATACTGTAGTTGGAAAGTTTGAAAGAGAAAATGTTGCAAGAGCAGCAAGAGAACTTGCAATTGTATTTGGTACAGGTATGTTAGCTATGTTATTAAATTCTTTAATGAAAGCTGCAGATGATGAAGATAAAGAAAAATTTAAGCACCTTTTATATTTAACAATGAAATTAAATCAAGAGCTTGGTGCTTATGGTACTATTGGTGACCCTCAAAACTGGGGTATACCTAACGTACAAGAAATGTTTAGAACTTTAAGTCAACCTACAGTAGCATTTGGAACTGTTAAAAGATTATTTAAAGTATATACTATATTAACTACTGATCCTTTTGGAGAATATCAAAAAGATACTGGTATATTTGAAAAAGGAGATAGTAAATTATTAGCAGCTTTAATGAAGTTATTTGGTATCACAGGTGTTAACTTTGATCCAGAAGAATCTATCAAATACATGAAGATGTCTAATAAATAAAAAACAAAAGAGGGGCTTAAAACAACCCCTCTCTTTTAACTACCTGTACTACCAAAGCCACCTTCACCTCTATCAGAATCTGATAGTTCTCCTTCTTCAAAATTAATTTGTGGATAAGGTATAATCATTAACTGACCTACTCTATCTCCTGGTTTATAATGTGAAGTATCAGGAATATGCTTAAACCTAACTTTAACTTCTCCTCTATACCCAGAATCAATTACACCAACAGAGTTAGTTAGAATTAAACCTGAATTACTGATAGAACTTCTAGGAAATATTAATCCTACATATCCTTCAGGAATTTCAAAAGCTAATCCTGTACCATACTCTAAATAACCAAACTCATTCTTATCAACTTTAGTTAGACTAATAGCTGTAAGATCCATAGCAGCATCCCCAACCTTACTATAGGCTGGAGTTACTGCTTTAGCATTAAGCTTTTTAAACTTTACAATCATACTGCACCAAATATTTTCTTGATCCACTTAGGAATTTTACTAAGCTTAGTTAAATAACCAGCTGCTATGATATTCTCATTAGTTAATGAACGTCTTAGTTTATCATTACTGTTTCTCAGATCATTATTTGTAGCTGTAAGTTTCTTAACTTCAGATTCAATACCTCTAAGACCATTCTCTAATGAAATCAACTGTGAAGTCTTTTCATCAATCATCTTAGTGTGCTCTTCAATTGTTACAAACATTACAGGACTACCTGCCTCTGTTGTAGTTTCATTTTTTGGTTGTGGTTTACGTCTGTTTTCTTTTACTTTATTTTCCATTAGTAATTGATTTTATTGTTTGTTCAAAAGGATTACCTTCAATAGACTTAACTAAGTCTAACATTTGTTGTGCTATTTCTTTTGTTTCTTTTTGAGTATCTGGCTTTAATCTTAAATTAAATAAATGAATAAAAGCTAGTAAACTTCCCGTCCAAATAAAAGTTGTATTAAGATTTAAAGGAAGTATAGTTCTTGCTTGTTCTTTAGATACTCCAAGTTCAATTAATTTTTGATATGCTGTTTTACAATACCCAATAATACCCGCTTCTATTTCAGAAGCTGCAAATTGTTCTTCAATTAAACCCTCACTTCCTTGTTTAGAAGAGGTTGATTGTTTTCTCCATTCTTTAATAGTAGTATATGAATCACTAAAATCTACATATCTACCACTAATACTATTTGCTGACAATCCAACTTGATGTTTAAACAATTGTCTTTCTACATAAATAGGACAAGTTATTCTAAATTGAAGTTGAGGATGTCTAAATGGAGCAGTATGTTTATGTAAAACTAAATAATCAATAAGTTTAGAATCTTTTTCATCAAAAATTTTTTTACTCTTACCAAATGAAACTCTTGCAGCATTTACAATCATTAGATCACTTCCAAAATAATCTATTAATTCTACCATATAATTTTATATTTGTTTTTTATTTTTTTACCTACATTACCTAGTTTAAGTCTATTTAATGTAGCTAATGAAATTGGACAAATTTTAGATAATTCTTTTAAAGAATTTCCAGTCCATGTTAAACCTAATTCTAAATCAATCAAAGTATGTGAAATTGCATTAGGAGGTAATTTGTCTTTCCAAGTAGCTAATTTTTCAATTCTAGGATCATCTTTTTTAGTAAGACCTTTATTCCATCTTGGAACAGAATTTAAATTAGCACCTTTAGTTTTTCTTTCTTCCTCTGATAACTTTTTACCATACATAGGATTTTTATTTCCTAATTTTGAATTTCTAATTTTTTCTCTAGTTTCTTCAGAATGTTTATATCCTGCAGGTTTTCGTATCAAATTACATTTAATAATATTAAGTTTTAATTGTTCTTTTTTAATCAAAGACATTTTTAATTTAGATTCAATAGTATGTTTATATCCTAAAGGTCTATCTGATTTTATACAGGCATTAAATCCTATATTTCTATCATAACATTTAGTATGATCCATCCAATATTGTTCTTTAATTAATAAATTATCTTCTTCACAATTTTCTAATATTTCAAATACAAAGTTACATTCACCATATTTATTCCAAGAATTTTGTAAAAATTCATTAATATGATTATTAGAATTTAAATGTCTAACATGAACTTTCCATCTTTTAGGTATATCTTTAGAACTACCTATATAAATTTTATTATTTACAATACATGTTATTTTATATACACCTGAATTATTCATAATTGTAAATATACAGATATTTCTTCACATTACCAAATAAAATTACTTTACTTCACAACCCATAGGTCCAGAACATGCTAATTCTGCACTAAGATCTGTAATATCATCATCTTCAGTAACTAAAGATAAATCAATAGATGTCAGTTGACCTACAAGTTCATTATATTGTTCTTCTGTAATATCCTCGAAAGGCGCTTGGCTGTAAGAGCCACCATCAAATGGAAGTACAGATAAACCATTATAGAATTCCTTGTTATCCCACATCCATTCTCCAACAACACACCATTCATCTGCTTCTAAATAAGGGTCTACTCCACTAGAATAAATTCTATTTTTATCAATAGAGATAGTAGCAGATACATTGTGTGTATTATCACCATGAATATGTCCTGGTTTAATCCAGTCCATAGATACTTTCTTAACTCTTTCTAATGTATCAATAGCAGTTTCAGTTCTTATTACAGAACCAGCAGGTGCTTTAATAGGAATCTCAACTACTGCAGAATTAGGAATTAACAAGTGATCTTTAACTAGATTAGGATGATTAGCTGCTAGATACTTATAAAGATCTTCTGACTTAGACATCTGCATTCTTCTAATATAGAAGTCATTATGCCAAGCATGAATACCTGATGCAGTACCTAATACACAGCTTGTAGTACCTGATGGTTTAACACAAGTAATTCTAGATGCTCTGTTGATACCTAAAGTTTGAGCTAACTCAATGTTCATAAGTTCAGCTGAGTTAGCTGCTTGTGTAAGGTCATACTTAAATACTTCCATACTAGCAATACCAGTCATACCAATACCTACAAGAGCATCCTTTTCAGTAGTCTTTTTCCAAATAGGTCTCAAGTAATGGAAATCAGTAAACCCTGCTTGTAAAGTACCAAAGAATGATGCAGCAATAACTCTAGAGTTTAGATCATCTTGAGAAGTAACATCACTTACATTAACTTCACATAGATTACAAAACTGATAAGGTCTTAATGCAATCTCACAACAAGGGTTAGTACCCCAATCTGGATTGTTAGTAAAATAAATACCAGGTTCACCAGCATAACTGAGCTCAATCTTTTTCCATAAGTCTAAGAAGAACTCTTTAGTTACTCTATGTCTTACTAATACTGCAGAGTTATTAGCTCTACCACGTTGTGGATTAAGTTCCCACCAATTACCAAACTTACAAGTTAGCATTTGCTCATCATCAGCTGAGAATAAACTAATCAAAGCTGCTCTTCTAATACCACCTGCAAGAACTGCATCTGCAATATGACAAACCATATCATGAACTTCAATAGAAGATAATCTATCTCCATTTTCTTTTCTATCAAGGATTTGTTCTAATTCAAATAAGCACTTCTTAAGTGGCTCAGGTCCAGGTGCTTTACCACCAGCAGTAATTAATCTTGCTCCCTTGTGTCTAATATCACTAAAGTCAAATCTAGGTTTAGTATTTCTAAAACCTAAATAACTTCCAATCATATGTTTAACAGCATCAGCCCAACCTTCAATACTATCACCCACCAAAAACTTTTGTTCTTTAGCAGGTTTTCTAATCTCAGGTAATTTCTCAATGTGTTTAAACTGTACAGAGTAACCTACTCCTGTACCACCTAGTAGTAAGAACATAATCTCACCAAAAGCTCTGTAATCATCAATAGGTAAATAGCAGCAATTATAAATCCTAGCTTCATTCTTTTGAATAGCAGGACCTGCAAACTGTAATGCTCTCATAGAAGGTAATACCTTTTTTTCAAATAGGTAAGTACCATAGTGCATAATCTGATTAGCAAGGTCAGGATATTTATCTACCATCATCTGTAGATACCTGATAATGATTTCATTATATGTTTCTCGTCTTTTTTGTTGTGGTAAGTATTTTGCATACTTATTAAAGACTACCACGTTAGATAGAGTTTCTAATCCAATTTCCATTTTTAAATTTTTTAAGGGTGCCAAAGATATAAAAAATTCCAGACTTCCTACCCCTTTATATCTGGAATTAACCTGCTTATCTCATGTATTTTTTAGCCAACGGTTATATACTCACGCTCAGGGTATTGCAATACATTAATACGAGTTTACACTGTTTACACAGTTTCAAGGGTACAGGTATATTTTTTTTATATACTCATTGGAATGTTTATTGGGAGTTTACCACCCAATATAACACAACAAGCCACTACTGGCTTTCTAGTATTCTGTTTACCATATGCAAATGCATACTTTTCATGTCAATACCACAACCTACAGTAACTCCAAATATTAAATCCTTGTAACTTGCCAAGAATCTAGTATTCATTACTGTATGTAAGTGACCTATTACAGTAGATTGTCTGTTTTCTCTAGCAGCATTTATAGCTGCCATCTCTCCAGATAACCCTGTACCATGTTGGTAAATAACACCATTGATTTGATGTACAAAATCCCATTCCCAAGTAGGTGGACTTTGTAATAGTTCTTGGTAAGTCTTTAACCAGGTCTTAGGAAGACCAGCTGTAAAAGCTTTTCTAAATGGTAATGCATCATGATTTCCAATGCAAACTTTTACATTAGGAAATGTGTAATACCATCTCTTCATTCTTTCTAAAGCTAGGCTAAACTCATCACCTGCTGACATACCTTCAGGATCTTTCTCATGATAACTAACTGCATGATTATCAACTGCATCACCAATGTGAACTACAGTACCACAATCATACTCTTCTTGAATTGATCTACAAAACTCTAAGTAACCTTCTTTTGTGAAAGGTTCATGCGGATCTCCAATTACAAGTACATTATCAGGATTACCATCTAAGTAAGGTTCAACAATACTCTCACTAGTTTTATCAACATTTCTAAATAGTTCTTTAGCTAATTTGATTATTTCTGAATTAGTTTCACCAGTAATCTGACTAATTATTTCAGATGATTTTTTGTAGTAACCAGGCTTAGACCTTAAGAACTCATATACAAGATTGATTCTTGTATTGTAACTTTGTTTACTCATAGTTTATTTTTTACAAATATACGGTAATTACCATTTTATATCATGATATAGGTTAATAGCCTTAAAAACATTCTCATGATTCCAGTCTCTACCTGCATACCCTGAAGCTGCAGGATGTTCAACACAGAATACAACATGTTTGTCTTTATTGATATACTCTTTAACAGATTGTGCCTCTTTACCCATAAGCAAATAACATATTTTGTTATCAGACCTATTAAGTAAATCAATGGTTTTAGCAGTAAAGAATTCCCAACCATATCCTTTATGGGACAAAGGTTTCCCTTTCTCAACAGTTAATATTTTGTTGAGAAGGAAAACACCTTGACTAGCCCATCTAGTAAGATCTGGATCTTGGTCTATCTTAAAACCACCGTATATAGTTTGTTCAATTGCCTTAAAGATTATCCTCAATGATGGAGGTACTTTAACAGCATCTTGTATTGAAAATGATAAACCGTGAGCTTCATCAGGATTGAAATATGGATCCTGACCTATTATTACAACTCTCACTTTATCATAAGGTGTAAGTTTGTAAGCATTAAATACATTTTCTTGTTTTGGATATATAGTCTTGATTGTTCTTTCTGAAGTAATTTTTTTACTTAAATGTAACATGTATTCTTTCTCAAACTCACCTTTCAACAACTCATGCCAACTATCACCTAATGATGTCTTCAGATTCATCTTGTGTCTTGTATTTATTAAAATATGTTTCTTGTTCTATATCAGCAATAGAAGATAACTCTGCATCTTCTGGTAACTTCATATCTATCTTTTTCTCTATTTCCAGTCTACGCCATTCTTTCTTATAAAGAACACCTGCTGGACCAAATTTATCATTTGAAGTTACTGAATAGAAATCCAATATTTTCTTCTTATCCTCAAGTTTAAACTTAGAATACTCACCATTATCAAAATGTTTTAGTGTCTTCAAGCTATCTGTTGGAAACTCAAATATAACCATTACGATATACTTATCATTATCAACAATAGAATGAAAGTTAGCAGTCTTCTTAAACTTGTTTAGAAAATCATCAAACAGTGGATTAGGACTATATTTATATAATATAAAAAGATGAGTATCCAATTCTGGAAACTCTTCACAATATCTAAAAACATTAATAAAATTGCATTTAGGAAAATGTTCATCATCCTTAAAATCTGCAAGTTTACTATTCTTATTTGCTACCAAAGGCAATAAGTAGGCAATGCTTTTATTTTTAATTTTCTTTACTTCTTCTAGAGTCATATTACAAGATTGTTCACATTAACTTTTAATGGATTTACAAGTCCTGTAGCTGGAAAATCATCTTTTATCTTAAGACATACATAGTTCTGATAAAACTTTGATATTCCATGATATTCACCATACTGATTAATATATTCATCAAAGACTAAAGTTCTCATATGATCAACATCATTTTCAGTTGTTAATAGCACAGAAGCAAAGACTTTACCTTTACCTTCTAAACCTTTAATATTATCTGCTGAATCTCCAATAATCATAGATTGCCAAAAGTAAAGATTAGCTTCTTGTTTACTAGTAGTTACCCACTCATTCTTTTTATAGTTGTAGTGAGTACCTTCTAGCATAAGAAGATCTTTATCTATAGCACAGACTACACTACCTTCTAGTTGTAATCTAACACTGTTTACCATATCATCAGCTTCTATACCATGTAGAGCACTAAACTCCCATTTCTTCACCATATACTCCTTAATTGCTTTAAGGTGTTCTAATGGTTCTCTATCTTTTCTATTAGCTTTATACTCAGGATATACTGCATTTCTTTCAACACAGCTACCAAATCCTACAAAACCAATATACTCAGTAACTCCAGTACTTATTAGTATATTACTTATGATCTGATCTACAGCTTTAAAGATATCTTCTATAGGTTTATCAAATGATTTACTGTCAGAATCCCAATGTGCTATAAAACATATACTGTCAGCATCAATCACTGCTACTTTTCTTGATTGTAATTCCATTTTCAAGTAACTTTTTTAAAATGAGATACCAATCCTCTTTTCTTAGAACAACAACTTCATCACCCTCCTTTTTATGAAATACTAGATTAACATATATTTCCCTCTCAGGTACAAGTTTAGGTATTGCTGTTTCCATAGCACCAAGTACAGTAAATACATTAAGACCAGTTCTAACAGCTTTACATTGTATATTATAGGTAACACCATTGATATCTATCTTAGCATCATCCATTACTCTACTACTAGCCCTAGTGGTAGTAGCTTTTGTAAAACCTAAATCCCTTAGCTCCTTAACTATTTTCCTTTCATAATTGTGTCCTATTCTTCTAACATTAGGTCTTGCCTTAGGTTTTTCAGAAGGTAGGTCACTCTTATTCCTGATTTTCTTTCTATTTGGATCTCTCATACATTTTTGTTATTAATCAGCACATCAATTACCTCTTGATATGCTTCCGCCTTACCTTCAAAGAACTTTATAAGAAGATCATCTGATGTTACAGTATCTAACTCTGTAGCTACTCTTTCAGCAGCATCTTTCTTCTTATAAAGTACCTGAAGTAGTTTCTCAACTAAATTATCCATATACAAATATAATAAAGTAGATAAACTTATCTACATATATTTAGGATAATTATCCTTGAGTTACAAAAGCGTTAGCTTCATCTGAAAATGAAACTTCCATTGGAGTGCCATTATCAACAAAGCTATCAATAGCTTCTGTAAGGTTATCTACAGGAGTACGCTTAAGATCAAAGTCAAAAATAGGGTTAATAACATAATCAATAGTAGTTTTTGTTGGTTTAGCAAATCCAAATCCTACAAGAACATCTCTCATTTCTTTAATTGTAATACCAAAATGTTCTGACATTGTTCTAATGTCTGTCTTGTAAGCTCTTAGAGCTGCTACTGCTGTTTGTGAAATGTTAATAGTTTTCATAATAAATAATCATTTAAATTTTTTGTTAATTGTTTAGTTTGATCATATCCCTTAATGGATATGTAATCAGAAATGTCTTTTATACCATCTGGTATGACAAAACTCCTTATTCCAAATTTCTCTGAGAACTTTTTCATATTAGAGATTCCTGTTTCATCATTGTCATAGTTTATAATTATCTCATCAAATCTTAGTGATAATAATTTAAACTGATTTTCATTGAGAAACATCATCTCACTTTGTGGACTAATAGCATTGATACGAAACAATTTGTACACCATGCAATCCTTTAATCCTTTTGTTATTATTAGTTTATCTGATTGTTGATCTAACTGGTCCCAGCCACTAAAAATGTGTCTTGGGATATTACTAGTCCACTTCTTATTTTTCTCAGCATTTGGTCTAAGAATTTTTCTCATACCATTACCATGCTCATAACTATATGCATAATCATTAACTGACTCTGTATATACATTTACAAGCTCTTCGTTTTTAATACTTATCCAATAGTCTGTAATAGGTACAACATTATAGAAGTTTAATATATCTCTATTGAGGTGATATTTATCCCAGTAAATATCAGAATCCCGCCAATCTCTTTTCTTTATTCGTATAACTGTGTTGTATCTATCAAGCTTATCAGGTAAGCCTAGATAATTTAAAGATGGTATAATTTTTTTATTGTCTAGCTTTTTAATGACACCTAAATCATTTGCTATAACTCTAAGGGTTTCTTGAAAATTTAGATCTTCATTAAACCTGACTTTCATATACTTTTGTACATATGAAAAACAATCATAATAATCTCCTGTACCAAAATCCTTGTAGAACAATCCTTTAGGAAATGCTTTTATAGAACATGATGGAGATTTATCTAACCTTAAGTCAGAGCAAAATATTTTATTTACATCAATAAAATTCTTACAATAAAACCTAAAGATCTGGTACTCAGAAACTTCTCTGAGCACCATCTCTTTAGTAAAATGTATTACATCTAATCCCCCAAAATTAGAACCCTGGATCATTAGATGGAGCACCGAAGAACCCTGCACCAGAATCAGCATCTGGTTGTTTAGTTAGTTTCTTAATATCAGTATCTGCATTAAATACCATTCTAGTATCAGCAACTACTGCATACTCTGCACCTTCTTGGATAGATTCTGCAAATTCAGGAAGACCAATAACTGCTCTTACTCCTGTGTTACCATCTTGCTTTAGGTATTCCTCACCATTGAATTTAATTCTTAGTGACTTACCTGCAAGTTTAGTGTTATATACAGTACCCAATTCTTCAATATCAGAAGCTGTAGCTTGTAGATAATCTACATCTTTTACTACTTTAGTAAAGATGTGTCTGATTTTCTTGTAAGTACTTGTCTGAGCCTTTTCTGAAAGGTAGAAACGGAAGTCAGTAGTTGCTTCTGGATCACCATCTACAAGGTGAAAACTGAATGTAAGTACAGGATTACCATTTTGGTTAGTTTCACCTTTTACACTTTTAATTGTTACTTCATGAATACCTGGTCTGATATACTTAGGTTTGTTAATTTCTGGAGTGTCTTGTCCACCGAACATAATTTTAATATTTAGTTATTGTTATTTGAATATTTTATCCCAATTAGCTACAAGCTTACCGTCTGTAGATTCAGTTAGAATAATCTCTTGATTTTTTAGATGCTCTGGTCTAGCACCACAAGTAATCTCATCAGATGTTTTGAAATTCAAAATAACTTGATTACCTTTTCTGCTCAATAGACCAATAGCGTCAGCTTTAGCACATACTAAAGCTTTAATTTTACCTGATAAATCTAGGTCAACTGCTGAAACTTCTTTACCATTAGTCTCAATCATCTTATCTTTTAAGTGACCTAGTAGAATAATACTACCATCTTCAGGTACCAATGTTTCAATGTAATCTAGAATCTTAAAGAAAGCTTCTCTAAGATATAGATAACCTGCACCATTAGGTAGTTTAAGTACATTGTCACCTGCAAATGATTTACCCATAGGTGTATCTGTATACAAAGTTTTAGCATAGGTTAAACACATTTCTTCCAAAGCAGTTACAGTATCTACTGCAATATACTTGTAAGGTTTACCAGCTTTAACAATTTCAGAACCAATCTCTTTAAGAGTTTGAAGACTATCCACTTTAAGCTTCATTGCATCAACATAATCAGAACCTTTCTCGAAATCTAGTAAAAGGCAATTATCTAGTAAAGCCAAAGCTGATGTTTTACCAGCTTTAGGCTTTGAATAGATAACCAACCTTTTAGGATTAGCTCTTGTGGCTAATACCTTTTGTGTTGGTAATTGGATCATAGTTTTGCACTTAGGTCTAAAAGACGTTGAATTAGAATAGGATACATTCCTGGATATTGGCTTTTAACCAAATCAATGTTAGTACCACCAACAATAACTGGAACTCTCTGATCTCCCTTATTCTGTAATTCTGTTTTTGGAACTGTAGTTGTTAGAGATAGTACTTTACACAAAGCATTGACAGAATCAATAGTTTCTTGCTGTGTACTATACTTAAACCTACCAGCTTCAATTTCAGAAATGTAGGCTAAGTACTCTTGCTTCATTTGTTCTTGTGTGTCTGCGGTAGTTTCTTGTTGAGCTACATCACTAAATTGTGCATCTTGCACTTCTGGTTCTTTTACGATTTCCATTTTTAATTTATTTGTTTGTTTATTTGTTTATTATAAAAATCCTCTATCTGATAAACTCCAATGCCCTCCAGCATTTAGAGTTTCTTGGTCATAGAATGGGTCTGTATCATTTATATAGTTAAAACAATCCATACAATAGAACTGAGTCATTGTATTGTCATATTTTACATTCCTATGTTGACAATCTTTGTCAAAAATAAGACTCTGTTGTGTTGGTGATTGTACTATTTTATCAGTAAGTTCATCAGTAATTTCTGAATCATCTAGAAAATCTAGATACTCTTCAATCATGTCTGAAAGATACGGAAGATCATTGTAACTACCATCAACTGCCTCATCAGCTTTTCTAATTAAATCGTCAAAAAAGCTGAATGCTATACCATAAGCATAAGACATCTTATTTGACTTTACATACTTTGGGTGCTTTTTAAATCTATCATATAGTTTGTTATATAGATCACTTCTAGCACTAGAAATTGGTCTAGTTACTGGTTGAAGTACAGGTCTATTGTATACAAATCTCTTATCAGCTGATCTAATCAAGTCTGTAAGTAACTCATAACAATTATGTACATCTGATATACATACATATTCTGTTGAAGTATGTGCATTGTAATAACCACATGAAATATTAAAGCATGCTATACCTACATTTCTTTTAGATAGTGCACCTGCATCTGTTGCAACACCTGTACATTCTTTGTATTTATAGTTCTCCAATATAGGCTTTACAAAATCACTAAACTCATCATTAAATAGTTTTACACCATTTGAATGGTTTATGAAATCTTCATTACCCTTTCTATCTGCTTGACCTATAAACATACAATCATCAAAGAAAGATAAATCAGCTTTATAAGATCCAATACAGCCAATTTCTTCTTGTAGGAAGAATGCTATCTTAATGTTATCTATTGCATCTAACAAGCTTAAACACATAAATACACCTACTAAATCCATTTGTTACCGTAAAGGCTTTTTATCCTTTACTTCTTATAGTTTCCTATAAGTTCAGCATACATCTTCACCCTACTGACTGTAGGGGCTGCTCACTCTTGGAGATATTTTATTCTTGTTAAACAAGGTTCAATCTCTATGCGTTACGGAGTTCAAGATTTTTTAATTCCCTGAGTTCCCTCGGTGTTAACATAGTATCTTCAAATTTTAATTTCTTTCTTTTCAAATAAAACACAGAATTATCATAAAAATAAGAATACATTATATGTATGTCTTTTAAGTTTGATGAGGCTAAATTAAAAACATTTCTTGTATTACAATTATATACTTTTAAATTTATTTGTAATAAATTATTTAAATATTTTTGCAGTTCAACAAGAATGTTTTTATCATAAGATGTTATTCTAAATACACTTTTAGCTCTTGTGCCTATAGGTCTATCAGACCTTTTAGTTAAATTATTAACACAAGTACCATCTGCATCAAAATAACCTCTTATAAAGTGTTTCATCAAATCATCATTTAGGTTGGGTAACCCTTTTGATGAATATGTTTTTCTATAACCATATCCTATATTTACCAAATCTTCTACTAATGTTTTTGAATAAACAGTAAAAGATAAAGCTGGACTACATTTATAAACTTTATCGTTTTGTACTATATCTAAAGGCTGTGTTTTATACAAAGGTCTGGTTGATATGTATTCTTGACATAAATTTAAAATATATCCATCTTTTTCTGAAACTGTTATTTTAAAACAATATTCTTTACGACTTTCTCTATAACTTACACAACCATCTCCTAAATAAAAACCTAGTAAATAAGATTGTACCTCTGTTGTTATATTCTTAAAGAAATTTTCATTTAAAGGGTATTTTCTCATAATTTATTTGCATTTTCACAAATGTACAAAATTATTTTATACCTAATACGTTAGTCTCCTCCGATTTTGAGCAGTTTTTTACTATTCATTACTGAATAGGGTGACAATTTAGTCTATCACCACCTGTACCTATCTGTCTAGCATTATCAAATGCCATTAGATAATCACCATTTGCAACAATAGTTTTATTGGGATTATACTTATGTACTTGATCTAAATGGCTAACTATACATGGGTAAAGATCTGCTTTACCTTTAGTAACATAAATATTACCATGTTCATCTTCATCTACAGTAAAGGATTGATCTTCTAAGCTTTCTAAGTATTGTTTAAGTGTGGGTATAATTTGTTCTTTTTCTTTAGAAGATTCAGACTGCCAGCCTAAAATTTCAATTAATAATTGTTTGTTAAACATTTTGTGTGTCTTGGTTTTGTTCTCGTTGTGGTACAATGTTAAAATAATCTAGTATTGATTGAGGTGTGATATGTGTATAACGTCCAGGATCACTAGTTCTCACCGTATTTGTTACAGTATTATCATCTAAATTAGGATTAGCGTACACATTGGATATATCTACTAAATCTTGAGTAACAGCAACAATTGTTTCTAGTTCTAACTCTTCATCAGTATAATCATCATCATCATCTAGATCAAAATCATCAAAATCTTCATCCTCCTCTTCCTCTTCAGGAACAAGGGTTGGACTATCTAATGTTACAACATCTGTATTTAATGTAGGTACACCATTTCTATTACTTACTAAATCTCCATTATAAACTGAATCACCAATAATTACATAATTATTAATATCAATAATAGTTTCACTAACAGTACAACCAAAAGTATCTTCAATAGGTAATAGACTAGCTTGCATTGAATTTGCATTAATAAGATTAAAGTTATCTATATACGGAAGTTGTAAAGAATTAGTAATAACAACTGCTCTAGTTGTAAAAGCGTTTATAAACTTAGTTGAAAGACTAGCGTTTGCCAGATTATCTGGTATATACTGAAGATCTACAATATAGTTTCTATCATAGTCTAGCAACCAATAAACAGGTGACATTGCAGTAAAGTCTTTTTTATCTTTATGCTTTCTAACTTCATATATATTTAGAAAACCATTCTCAGCAGCATACTTATGAAATAAAGAAACTAATTTACTGTTAGAAGTATAAATCCTATCCATAATTTTAGTACCATCTGTTGTAGTCCACAGTAAAGCTCTGCCTATAATTGAGTCTGAACCAGGAGGTTTAGCAATAATAAGGCTTATATTACTATTCTTATCATAAAACTGTACAACAGCTTGCTTATCATCATGTTTCATACATGAAGTACCTAGATCACCAGTATTAGTAAAATAACTATTAACAGCATAATACTTAGAAATATCTGAACCAGTTACTATACTAAACATAGATGGATCATAATTAGATAACATCTTATTATACTCTATGTATTGCTGCAAAACTTTAGGAT